ATAAGGAGAACATTATGGCACATTACGCAAAACTAGGAGCAAACAATAAAGTTATAGCAGTTCATGTTGTAGCTGATAAAGATTGTCAAAATGCTGATGGTGTTGAAGATGAAGAAGTAGGAAGACAGTTCTTGGAAAGAATCCATAGCTGGCCTCTTTGGAAAAAAACATCTTACAATACAGCAGGTGGACAACACAAATTAGGCGGAACACCTTTAAGAGGTAACTACGCAGGAATAGGTATGACTTATGATGAAGATAATGATATTTTCATTGATAAGAAACCTTATGCTAGTTGGACATTAAATGTTGCAGAAGCAAGATGGCAATCACCAGCAGGTGATGCTCCTGCTTTAACAGCAGAACAAACTTCACAAAACGAAGATGGAACTCACAGATGGTCATACAACTGGAATGAGTCTGGTCAATCTTGGGATATAGAAAATAGCTTAGCTTAATTTATGCAGAAGGTGGTACTGTCGGAGATTAGTTTAATTCATGGTTCTGTTGCTATGCCGAAAGGCTTTGAGATAGACAGAGATCAAATCAGAAACGACATCATAGAATCCTACGTCAAAAAAAATAGAATAAACAATAATCCAAAAGCATATTCTTTTGACGATTATGCTGTGCCTTTTTCACAACCTCTACAATGGATGCAAGACTACCTAAGAGATCATGTTAGAGTAGAACATGGTTTTACTTTAGTTTATAAAAGTATGTTTGGTAATGTTATGCACCCTAAAGAAAAATCTTGGACAAGAAATCAAGTTGAACCTGTTGATTTACGTAACTCACCTGACTACACAGTTATTTATGGTGTTGATGTTAAAGAAGGTTCTTCTGAATGTATTATTGAATATGATGATAATAGAAGAAAAAATAGAACCTGGCATCTACCTATAAAAAATAATGAGTTTATAATGTTTCCAGCTACTAATAAATATTCTTTTTCACCTAATACTTCTAATGGTTTAAATATAATTCTAACTTTAAATTATGAATTTATCTAATTATTATTGGTACTTTGAATCTGCAATACCACCAAGAATTTGCGATTTAATTGTTAAGTATGGTAAGGCAGAAAAGAACAGAGAGATTATGGCTATTACAGGTGGTTATGGTAGGGATAGAGATTTAAATAAACAACCTCTTACCAAAGAAGAAGTAAAAGATTTACAAAAAAAAAGAAATTCAAATATTGTTTGGATGAACGATAGATGGATATACAAAGAAATTCAACCTTATGTGCATCAAGCAAATGCAAATGCAGGTTGGAACTTTGATTGGGATCATTCTGAATCTTGTCAGTTCACAATATATAAAAAAGGTCAGTATTATGACTGGCATTGTGATAGTTGGGATAAACCTTATATGGAAGAAGGTCCAACTAAAGGTAAAATAAGAAAATTATCTGTAACTGTAACTTTGACAGACCCTAAAGAATATAAAGGTGGTGAACTAGAATTTGATCTAAGAAACTTAGATCCTGATAAGAAACCTAACTTAAGAAGTTGTACTGAAATATTACCTAAAGGTTCTTTAGTTGTATTTCCTTCTTTTGTTTGGCATAGAGTTAAACCAGTAACAAAAGGAGAAAGGAATAGTTTAGTCATTTGGAATCTTGGCTATCCATTTAAATAATATGAATAATATAAAACAAGGCGGAAGTAATAAACAAAACAAAAACCATGTAGATTTTAAATCTGCATTTTATTTTCAAACACCAGTATGGATCGCAGAAGCTCCAATGTTTCTTAAAAATGCAATCAAGGTAACAGACAAATACATTAAGAAAGCTGATAAACTTCTTAAAGATAAATTAAAAAATGAACCTAAATGGAAAAAAGATATAGGTACATTTGGTTTATCAAAACATAGTGAAAGTTTTTCAAATGATCCTAAAGTAAAAGACTTAGTTCAATTTATAGGTCAACGATCTTATGAGTTTTTAGATTGGCAAGGATTTAATTTACAAAACCACAGCTTACACTTTACAGAATTTTGGGTGCAAGAATTTAGTGAAAAAGGTGGTGGTCATCATTCTACACATCAACATTGGAATCAACATGTATCAGGATTTTATTTCTTAAAATGTAGTGAGAAAACATCTTATCCAATATTCCATGAACCAAGACCTGGTGCAGAGATGACAAAGTTACCTTTAAAAAATCAATCACAAATTACAATGGGAACTAATCAAGTGCATTACAAACCTAATCCAGGAACAATGATTATTTTTCCAGGTTATGTTCCACATGAATTTTCAGTAGATGCAGGACTAGAACCTTTTAGATTTATACATTGGAATATTAAAGTTGTTGAAACAGCAATTTCAAAAGAAAGGAGTAACAATGAGCTTCCAAAAAAATAAATATTGTGTCATCAAAGAAGCTGTACCAAAAGATATAGCTACATTTGTTTACAATTATTTTTTACTTAAAAGACAAGTTGCAAGAACTTTATTTGATGAAAGATATATTTCTAACTTTACAGAAGAATGGGGTACATGGGCAGATCAACAAGTTCCAGGCACATATTCACATTATGCAGATATAGCTATGGAAACTTTATTAATGAGAACTTTACCTGTAATGGAAAAGAAGACAGGACTTAAGTTAAATCCAACTTATTCTTATGCAAGAATATATAAAACAGGAGATGTGCTGCACAGACACAAAGATAGATTTAGTTGTGAAATATCTACAACATTAAATTTAGGTGGTGATTTGTGGCCAATATATTTAGAACCTAAAAAGAATGTAGGTATTCCTGATGGTAAAAAAATTACAGTATCAAGCAACAACAAAGGAACTAGAGTCGTTTTAAAACCTGGTGATATGCTAGTCTATAGAGGTATGGAACTAGAACATTGGAGAGAAGAATTTCAGGGTAACGATTGCTGTCAAGTTTTTCTACACTACAATAACCAAAAGTCTAAAAATGCAGATCAGAATGTAAATGATAGAAGACCGCATTTAGGACTACCAGCTTGGTTTAAAAAGTGATAGAATACCGACTGGGGTAGGCAATACCACCAACCACCTTGCCTATCCCTTTTTAACTACTATGGCTAATATATATAAAAATTCAATGTTTGATCTAACAACGACAAATAAGACAACTATCTATACTTGTCCTACAAATAGAACTGCTTTAATAAAAGCAATACAAGTTACTAATATTCATACAGGAACTGTTGAAGTAGAAGCATTTGCTACAGACTCATCTGATTCTGATGCAGAGCATGAAGTAGCTCACATATCATTAGCATCAAAGACAGTAGAAAATTTAGTTAAAGGAACAATGGTTTTAGAAGCTGGAGATGCCTTGAAGTTAGAAGCTGCATCAGCTAATAATATAGCTGGTATAGTTAGTTACTTAGAGATATTTGATGAAAAAAGTCCTTAACAAAGATACTATATTAGTGTATTTATGGAGTTAGTTAGAATACCTATCAAAGAACTTGATAAGATATGGGGTCTAGTAAAAAAAGATATTAGAAATGCCTTACACTATTCAAGTCAACTCACTGATTCAGAATTTGTTTTACAGACTGCAAAGGATGGTAAATTTCAAATTTGGGTTTTGTGGGATAAGTCTAAACCAAGACCAGTAGAAAAATATTTTGGTGTTGTGGTTACTGAACTTATAAAAAGAAAGTTAGGTAAAGTTTGTCATATCTATATTATGACTGGCAGACAAAGACATAAGTGGCAATACTTAGTCAAAGACATTGAGAAGTTTGCAAAAGATGAAGAATGTCAAATGATGGAGTTGATTGCTAGACCAGGTTGGCAAAAAGTTTTAAACAATTATGGGTATCAAAGAACTCATGTTGTGTTAGAAAAGAAAATAAAACAAGAGGAGAAAAAATGAGTTTTGGCGGAGGCGGTTCATCAGCAGGAGCAGGTACAGGAACACAAACAGTTCAACCTTACACAGCAGCACAACCAGCATTAAATCAAATTATTTCAGAAGCAGGTCAAATTTACGGATCAGGAGTTGGTGAATATGTAGCTCCAACACAACAAACATTAACAGGTCTTGCTGGACAAGAAACATTAGGAACTGCTGCACAACAACAGTTAGCTTCTACATTAGCTGGTGCTTATGCAAATCCATATTTAAATCCATTAATACAAAGAGCTGCTGGTGATGTTTATACATCAGTTGCACAACAATTTTCAGGAGCTGGAAGAACACCTGGAAGTCCTATGTCTCAACAACAAGTAGCAACACAGGTTGCACAACAAGCTTTACCTTTTGCTTTTCAAGCAGCAGAAGCTGAAAGAGGAAGACAATTACAAGTTGCTAGAGAAACACCATCATTAGTTCAAACAGGACAACAACTTGAACAGTTAACAAGACAAGCTCAATTAGCTCCATTACAAAACTTACAACAGTATGCTGGTATTGTTTCACCTATAGCTTCAGGTTTTCCAACAACAGCAACTCAACAACAATTCACACCCAATCCATTTACAACAGGTTTAGGTGGTGCTGCTATTGGATATGGATTAGGCGGTACGTCTGGTGCAATACTTGGTGGACTAGGTGGAGTATTAGGAGGATTATTATAATGAAAAAATTAGAAAAGATTTATTATGATGTTGATGTCTATATTCAAAAACACCCTTCAAAGTTTTTGATTGGATTATTCATTCTTTTTGTCATAGCAATCATATTATAAGGAGCTAACATGAGTTCAGGTTCAGGTTCTGATTCTGGTTCTAGCAGTTCAGATAGATCAACAGCAGATGTAGAATCAGGTTTAGCAACAGAATCTATCATGGATTATTCTGTAGCTGAAGGTGGAGCTGGTGGCGATCAAGAAGCTTACAATGAAATCATGGAAAGTGCTGCGGCTTCAAGAGAATCTGATGCTGCTGCTTTAACAAGAGAAACTCAAAATTTAAAAGATTACGAAACACAAGCTTATCAAAATGTAAGTGCTGTTGCTGTTCCAACTTTTGAACAAGGTACAGGTAAATTTACAGGTGTTGAAACTAGAGGTGAAGGTGTTGTATCTGGTCAAGAATATAATACAGCAAACATTAAAGGATATTTATTAGACTCAACTATATCAGATAAAGCTAAAGTTGATATGCTTAATCAACTTCAAGGTATAGCAAATTCAAAGTACGATAGCGGTAAACCTAATGTTGATAGAGAAGCCAAAGCTTATATTCAAGAAAATTTAGAAGCTACATTAGACAATATAAAAGAAGATGCTTTTTATAATCAATATACAGATAAAATAGATGCAGATTCGGCAACTTATGTTGACACATTTAGGGATCAACCTTTACAAACATTTGCAAAATCAGGTTTTTCTTTGACAGGACTTGTGGTAAGATCAGCACAAGATGCTTTTAAAAACGATCAAGCATTAAAAACTTTAGGATATGATGGTAGAAGATTATCACCAGACTATGCACAAACAGGTGGAATTTTAACAACAGAAGATTATCTTAAAGGACAGACTTTAGATAGTGATGCTATTAATCAAGCAATACCAGTATTACCAGGTTTGATTAGCGGTGAATCACTACCAACATCTGTGTTTCAAACATTCTTTGGTAATGTTGGACAAGCAGGGTCTGATATATTAAACAGATATGATACAGCTAAACAAAATATAAATTTAACTGTATCTGCTCCAAGTGTAAGTCCATCTTATGGAATATTTACAGAAGCAAGAAGACAAGGATTAATATAATGGCATTAATAGATTTATATAGAAGATATATGTACGGACAATCACCATCAGGAACATCAGATGGTATGACGACTGAAGGCACAAAAGGTCTTATTGGTTTTGGTGGAGAAATGGGTGGTGGATTATTAAACACATTTGAACAACCTGATACACAAGGTTTATATACTATGGCTTCAAATCCATTTGTAGGTATTGGTGCTTCATTATTTAGTGCAGGTCAAAGAGGACAAACACCTGGTATGGCTGCTGGTAATTCTATTATGCAAGGTTTAAAATTTTCTGAAACTGCTGCAAGATTAGGACAAGCTCAAAAGAAAAGAAGATTAATTAAAGAATATGCAGACAAAGTTCCTCCTGAAGATAAAGAAATATTTGAAATTGCTCCAGAACTTTACATACAAACTAAATTAAAAACAAAATTAGAAAAACCTACTTTAAGCAGAGAAGTTTTAGCGGTTTATAATAAAATGAAAGGTTTAACTGGTGAAGCTTTTGATAAAGCTTATGAAAATTTATCTAAAGCAGAAAAATCTCTTTACAAAAATAAAATAGAAGGCAATACAGATTACATTGACAAAGTAATAGAAGCAGGTTTAGAAGCACAAAATAGACCTGTAGTATTAGATGCAATGCCTGAGGAAAGACTTCTTAAACAAAATCAGCTATATCAAATTAAAGATAAATTTTATAGATGGAATGGATCAGAGATGATTCCTGCACCTGCTCCAAAATAATGAAAAATGGCTACATTAAACGAACTATTTCCTGAGAAAAAAAAAGAAAAGGGAGTATCTCTAAAAAGTTTGTTTTCTGAAGATAAGAAAGAAGAAACCACAGATGTTTTAAAAGGTTCTGTTATTGATGGTGGTGATGATTACAAAAAAGTTCAAGAAGAATTTAAATATTCAAGATGGGAAGATTTTAAAGATCAAGTTATAAAAAAAACTTATGGTGGTTCTGCTAGAGATTTAACTCAAGGTGCGATTGATTTTACAAATTATGTTGCAAAAAAATTACCTAATGTAGAAGAAAATATTATTGATCTTAAATTACCTACAGTAGAAGAACCTGATTATTTTGGTGGTCAATTCTCAAGAGACCTTTTAGGTTTTGCTGTAGGATTCAAAGGTATAGATAAAGCAGGTAACTTATTAAAAATTCCAAAATTTAAAAACAAAGTTTTAAGATCAATACAAGTTTTAAGTAAAGGTGGTTTGGCAGAGCAAGTTTCTTTTTCTCCTTACGAAAAAAGATTATCAAATTTAGTAGAGTCATCTCCAACATTTAGAAATCCATTAACTAATTATTTAAAAGCTGTAGGCACAGACAGTGAAGATGTTGCTAGAGCAAAAATGTTTGCTGAAGGTGCTATGCTTGGTATTCCGTTTGAGCTTTTAGGATATATAGGAAAGGGAGCTGATAATGTTAAAATCAGTGCTGGTGCTAAATTAAATGAACAAACAATTTTAGATAACATCAAACCTTTTTCAAAAGAAAATCAAGATAGAATTAATCAATCAAAAAATAAATTAAAAGAAATAGATAATATCGCTAAAGAACAATACAAACAAACACAAAGCATAAAAGATAAACTAGGAACAAAAAGAACATTAGAAGGTGTAGATGTTCCACCTGCTATATCAAAACCATCACTTAAAAAATCTGTAACTGAACCAGTTGAAAAAGCATCATTAGAAATTTTAAAAGCAGGTAAAGTTGTAAGAAATCCTAATCTAAAAATTAACGAACAAATAGCAGATTTAATTTATACAGGTAGAGTAAGTGATGATAAATTTTTAGAAATATTAAAAAAATATAAAGTAACAGATAAAGACTTTGCTAAATTTTTTTCTTACAATGCTTCTGATGCTGGTCGTACACTTCAATCTTTATCTGTAATACAAAAACAACTTAATAAACTAGCAAAAGTTCCAGGTGCAGATAAAGAATTTAGAAAAGCTTTATTAGAACAAAGTGATCTACTTGATACTCAAGCAGGTTTTTTTAGAAGATTAGATAATATTCGTAGAGGTCTTATGGTAACACAATTAGCAACTGCTGTAAGAAACTTTGAATCACAAGTAACTAGAGGTGGTCTAAATGTAATGCAAAAAGGTCTTGATTCTGGTATGCAAAATTTAGCAAAAAAAATTAATCCAAATTTAAAAATAACTCAATTTGCTGATCCTTTAGAAGCTCTTAAAGGCATGGGTAATATTTTTAAACAATTTAAACCCTCAGTATTTAAACAAGTTAAAAAAGAAACTGATACTATTTTAGCTGCATTTCCTAAAGAACAAGATAGATTGTTTTTAAGATTTAGTAATGACGTTGTAGCAAGAGGAACTAAAGAAGCTTTAAAAGGTTCTGCTTTAGACAAAGTAGAAGCAGGAGTTCAGTTATTAAATATTGTAAACAAAGGTCAGGAATTTATTACAAGGAGAGCTGTGTTTCAATCCTCACTTGCTGAAAGAATTGCATCAAATAAACAATTTTATAAAGGAAAAGATTTAAGACAAATAATTCAAAACAACAAAACATTAACCATCAGAAAAGAAGATATAGCAGGTGCTGTAGATGATGCTCTTGAAGTAACATTTGCTAAAAATTTTGATAAATATGGAGGAGGTTATGAAAGTTTTGCTAATGCTTTTATAAATTTTGTAAATAAAATTCCTTTTACTGGTTCTTTACTTCTTCCTTTTCCAAGATTTTTAATGAACTCAGTTAAATTTCACATAGATTTTAGTCCATTAGGAATATTAAATTTTTTAAGCAAAGGTGAAAGATTAGCTTTAAAAGCAGGAGACACATCTAAAATAAGTAGAATGATTTTAGGAACAGGAATGTTAAGTCTTGCTTATTGGATGAGAAGTCAACCTTATGCAGGAGAAAAATGGTATGAATTTAATGTTGGTAATAGAACTATTGATACAAGAGCATTAAACCCATTTGCTTCTTATCTATTTGTAGGAGACTTAATAAAAAGAAAACAAGATGGAACATTAAGAAATATAGGTTTAAAAGATTTTGCTGCTGCATTTTTTGGTGTAAGAGCTGGTACTGGTTTATATTTAGTAGATAGAATTATTGATGCAGTTTCAGGAGAAAATCCAAAATATAAAACTGGTGAAGAAATAGAGAAATTTCTTGGAAAATTATTATCAGGTTTTGCTGTTCCTTTACAAACATGGACAGATATAGCTGGTTCATTCTTTCCAGAAATGACTGTTGTAAAAGATATATCTAAAGACCCTTTTGTGGGTGAGTTTAAAAAAAGAATACCAGTTCCCAATGATTATCCTCCATTAACATCTTCAACATCCATTGAATACAACGAACAAGGCATACCAGTTCCAAGAATACTTAGAAGGGAATCACCTGGTGTTAGACAATTTACTGGACTTACATTTCAAGCGCCTAAAAATTCTGTTGAAAAAGAATTTGATAGATTACAGTTTACAAGAAATGAAATTTTTAAAAGCACAAGAATACCTGAATTAGATCAAGCATTAAAAAAAATAATAGCACCTAAAATTGCTTTAGGTATGTCTGTTCTTGTTGATTCTCCTTACTATCAATCATTAAACGAAGAAACAAAGGTTATTGTTTTAAAACAAACTTTAGCAAAAATAAAAAAAGATGCTTCTGAAAAAATAAAAAGAGACACTGATTTAGCTCCTTACTTGATGAGATATGAGATAGAAAAATTATCAAAAGATGAGAGAAGACTTCTTGATAGTTATTTAGGTAAAGAATATCTTGACACTATGATAAAAGAATTTGGCGGTAAAAGATGAAATCACAATCACAAAAAAATTCAGAAGAAATAATTAAAATTCAAGGTGAGTTAAAAGTTATCCATGAGAAAATAACTAATATTAGAGACAATCATCTTGCACACCTTGATTCAAAAGTAGGTACAATCTATAAACTTCTATGGGTAGCTGTAACAATAAGTCTAAGTGGTCTAATAAACTTAGTCGTAAATCTTCTGTCTTAAAAGGCAAACAATCATCCATCAAAGGAACTGTTGGAGAATATGATACTATAGCAAAGCTTACTAAAGCTGGTTATTATGTAGCAAAAAGTTGTGACCCTACCTGTCCTTTTGATATTGTGATTGTAGATAAAAATGGTAAAATACAACTTTTAGATATTAAGACAATTACATATCGTAAAAGAGCTAAAGGTAAAATATTAAAGAATAAACCTAAAGGTTCTTATAAAATACATAGAACACCAACTAGGGAGCAAAAGAAATTAGGTATAAGACTTTTGATGATTAACTATGAAGATTAACGAAAACACAAATATTGGTTTGCCAATTAAAAATTTAGTAGCTATAATTTTTTTTATTTGCACAGGTTTATATGGCTTCTTTACTATTCAAGAAAGACTCAATAAATTAGAGACAGCAGACACCCTCTTTGCCGCAGACCTTCTCAAAAAGGCAGAACAAGAACCTAAGAATTTAGAAATGTATATGCTTATTGAACACCTTGCTGGTCAGATAGAAAGCATAGAAAAAGAAATAGACGCATCAAGATACAATAAAGTAAACATAGATCATCTTAAAGAACAGATAGATATGTTGCAGAAAAAAATGAATGGTCACTAAATGGAAACTGTTATTGCATTATTGATGTTTTTAGGTGAACCTGCTGTATTAAAAGAACATACACTTATGCCTACTGTTTCTAAGTGTTTAGAAAAAAAAAGAATTGCAACTAGAAATAGTGGTTCAAGAGTAAGCTATATCTGTAGTAGAGTAAATGCAGAAGTAAAAGATGGCAAAATAATTAGAATTGCAAAGGATTAATAATGGATTTTATATACAGAATTATAGAAAAAATTAGTTCAAGAATAAGCTCTTGGTGTTGGCACAAAAGAGTACACTTACTTTACAAAAAAAGAGGTAAAAAATGAGTACAGGATTCAGACCATCACCTGCACAACCCAACCCTCCTGAAGATTTTGCAGCAAGAATAGCACAAAAACAAGATTCAGGAATTTACGAAGCTATGGCTAATACCTTAGTTGAAACTTCAAAAAAGAGGAAAAAACCCATGAAATATTTGAAAAAATTATGGAAAAAATATATGGACTGGTTGTTCAAAGACTTTTATAAGTAATTATGTGGATGAATATTGCAGCTAAATTAGTACCAGGCATCATCAAAACAGGTATGTCTATTGCTGCCAACAGAAGAAAAGCAAAAGAATTAGAATCAGTTGCTGAACTAAAGTTAGCTGAGAAAATGGCTAATGGTGAAGTTGAGTTTAAGAAAGCTGTTATTGATTCACATAGAAATGATTGGAAAGACGAATTTTGCTTGATATTAATTTCCATTCCTTTGCTTTTACTTGCATGGTCTGTATTTAGTGATGACCCTGACATACAGGCAAAGATAGATATTTTCTTTGATAAATTTTCTAATCTTCCAATGTTTTATCAAGCTCTTGTCGTTGGAGCTTTTAGTACAATACTTGGTATAAAAGGTGTTTCTACATTTAAGAAAAAATAATGGAGGTTATCTGTTATATTTTTATTATGCTATGGATAATGGGAATATCTGAATAATCAAAGCTTATGTCTGACACAAGTAAAGAGATAATAGTAGAATATAAAGATCAAGTTAGACTTCTTAGAGAAGAAAATGCTGACTTACAAGATGCTTGTAAGACTAAAGATTCAGCTAATAAAAGATGTTTACAAAAGCTAGAGAATGCAAATGAAGATTTAGAACAAGCAAATAAAAAGATTAAAGAATTAGAAAATAAATTAAAAGATATGAAACAAACAAATAAACAATTATTGGAACATCCATGAAGGTAGCTTTAATTATGATTATGTGTAGTCAAATTGCTGGAGAATGTATGAAACCACACCTCCTTGATTACCATGATACTTTCTACGATTGTTTAATAGCAGGATATGAAGAAGCTAAAAATAAAACAGAAGAAATAGGTAGAGAAGAAATCAATAAAAACGAAATCGTAATAAAATTTAAATGTTATTATGATGATAACCCAGATAGGAGAATGGCATGACACAATTATCAAAACACTTTAGTCTTGAAGAAATGACTAAATCATCAACAGCATCAAGAATGGGGATAGATAATACCCCCAATGAAGAACAGATAGAAAACCTTAAGGCGATATGTGAGAACATATTAGAACCATTAAGAGAATATTATGAGTCCAGACCCATAACAATAACATCTGGATTCCGTAGTCCAGAACTTTCAGAAGCGATCAAATCTTCAAGGCAATCTCAACATTGCAAAGGAGAAGCTTGTGACTTTGAGATAGCAGGTTTTGACAATAGAGAAGTTGCGGCACACATAAAAAACAACTTTGACTTTGATCAACTTATAAGTGAATACTATATTTCTGGTGTTCCTGATTCAGGATGGATTCATGTATCTTACAAAAAATCTGGAAACAGAAAGCAATCTTTGATAAAAAATAAAGGTGAAGGATATATTGAATGGCGATAGACAAGTCAAAGATGAAATGCAACAAACCCAAAAGACAAATATCTGGAGGGAAAAAGTTTGTTGTTAAAGCTTGTAAAGGTGGTAAAGAAAAGATTATTAGGTTTGGGGATGCTAATATGACTATAAAAAAGAATATCCCTGCAAGAAGAAAAAGCTTTAGAGCTAGACACAGATGTGCTACTGCTAAAGATAAGTTCAGCGCAAGATATTGGAGCTGTAAAAAATGGTAAAACAAAGGAGATAAAATGCCAAAACATTATGGAATGAAAAAAAAGAAAAAAACTAAAAAGAAAAAAAACAAAAAGAAAATGAAATATTAGGTGTAGCTTACTGATTAAGCTGGGTTGTTGGAGGGAATAACAAAGGAGATAATATGCCAAAAGGTAAAAATAAAAAGTATAGTAAAAAACAAATGAAGATAGCAAGAATGGCAGCACCATTTGATAAAATAACTGGTGCAGACTTTGCTATGCTTAAGAAAAAGAAAAAGAAAAAAGTATGAAGAAAACAGTAAAAGCACCATCTGGTTATCATTGGATGAAAAAAGGTAATTCATATAAACTTATGAAAGGTGCATACAAACCACATAAAGGAGCTGTAAAGATGGCTAAGTTTTCAATACAGAAACGACATGGCTAAGTTATGTCCAGCAGGTAAAGCTGCTGCCAAAAGAAAATTCAAAGTTTACCCTAGTGCATACGCAAATATGTGGGCTAGTAAATATTGTAAAGGTAAAGTTGGCAGAAAGAAAACTAAGAAAAGAAGATGAGCTTAAGAAAGTGGACATCTGAAAAGTGGGTTGATATTGCCAATAGAAGAAAGGATGGTTCATATCCACCATGCGGTAGAAGTAAAGGTGAGAAAAGAAAAAACTATCCTAAATGTTTACCTATAGCAAAAGCAAGATCAATGTCAGCTAGTCAAAGAGCTGCTGCTGTTAGAAGAAAAAAGAAAGCAGAAAGAAGAACAAGAAAAGGTAAAAAACCAAATTATGCTAAAACCTAAAAAGACTTGGAAGAAGAATACAAGAGTTATTAGAGACGTTGGTCTTTGTAAGTATTGTAATAAGATGATTGTTTCTGATGAACCTTTTGTAATCTTTGCTACCAAAGAACCTGCTCATTATTTATGTATGAAAAAGGATGATGAGGAGAGACAATTAGAGATTGAATCTAAAAAAGAAAACTAATATATTATAAGTGCATACCTTGAGTTAGGGATGTACTTTGTTCTTAAGACACCCCTAACTCCCATTAATTAAATTATTTTTTGTAGCTTTTCTATAATCACTTGATCATCAACTGCTTGTGGATCAGGATAATACTTTGCATTTTTTATCTGATTACCTCTATGCAGTTCTGGTGGATTATCTTTGTAAGTAAAATTACTTACACCTTTTATAATATCAAACCCTTCAAAGAAATATGTTATGGGAACTTGTAAAGCATGAGCTAAATAAATTAATTTAGCTGATGATACTCCATTAGTTCCTTTCTCATATTTTTGGATTTGTTGGAAGCTTGTAGGTAAATGATTTCCAAGATCAGTTTGAGTTATTCCTAGCTCAATCCTTCTTTTTCTTATTCTTTTACCAATGTGTTGATTAACGACAACTTCCTTTTCTACTTGTGCTTTTGCCATAGCGATAGGTCTCCTTTCTTCTAGTTCGCCTTTTTACTTTTAGAACTTCTCTCTAGCTTGAAATTCTAATTTGTTTATTTTGCTCAGATAAAATTTGATTACTAATTACAGCAATCTGGTTTTTCTTTTTCTGAACAAGAGCTTTAGCTTTCTGCATTACCCTAACTGCTCTATCCAGTCTTTCCTGAGCTTCCCTTATCTTCTTTGGATCGTAGTCCATCTTTATCCTCCAACTTAATGTTAGACTTCAAGAACCTCTTACTAACAATTCTAGCAACAGGTTCTCCTATTGCGTCTTTGTTATCAGCAGCATTTTGTACACTGCTAAACTTTTCTTCAACAACTACCACAACCTCATAAGTACTTTCTTTCTTACAACTCATAGTAATTATTGACTTTAAATTTACTATTTTTAATTGATTTTGTCAAATGATACTTTCTCATAAACACATCCATCTCTTTGACCAAACCAAGCTTAACAGCATTTTTCATGAGAATACCAATCCTTTGTTTAGATAAATTTAAAGCTTCTCCAATTTCAATTAGTCTAGGATAAGCTTGTTCCTTTTTATGGTATTCTATCATAAAATCAATAATTTGTTTGATTTTTGGACTATAAAATACTTTATTTCCCATTGTTGTTTCTTTCTAATTGTTGCATTTGATACTTTAAAAGCTCATTATAACCAGAAATATCTTGATGGGTGTCTTCCTTGTACATGATTTCTTTCTCACCATCATTAACAGTTCTTGTTAATTTTAAAACAATCATAAGTTGAGCAACAATCGTTATAGGTACTTTCAACTTTTGCTTATTTACTGCTTCTAAAACTGACTTAATAAATTGTGCAACAATATGTGCGTTGCTATCAAAATCTCCATATTCTTTTTGTTTATTCTTTAATAAATTCTTGGTCATCTTTTCACCAATATCTATCCATTTTACATTATCGTCTTTGCCCATTGTCCATCCTTTGTTTTACAGTAATACATAAATATTCTTTTACCTTTATACATAACCCCATGATCGTAAGTTATGCTTGTATGTGTTTCTAAAGCTTCCTGACAAGTCGTAAAGTCTTTTACTTTTATTTTGTAAAAGTCATAGCTTGTTGCAGATGTTGCGAAGAACAAATACAAGAAAAAAGTTTTCATAATAAAGGGTGCTGATTTTTTTTTACCGATTCGAATAGGGAGGAAAAAATGACCCAGCACCCCTACTACAAGTTATACTTTTGGTTTTCTAACTTGTAATTTATGAACCTCTTTACCATCATCTTTACGATTGATGTATTCTGTTAAGTTTATTTGTTCACCTTTTTTGTAGTCTCTATCTACTTTAAATGAACCCCAGAATTTATCAGGGTTTTCATTATCCCTGTTCATATATCCTGTTCCTTCTTTTAGTACAAAATCACCCATGTTTATCTCCTATTTGTTTTGAGTTTTGTTAGTTTATTTTCACAAGCTACAAGTCTTTTACCTATCTCACTTCTGATAAAATTATTATAGTCGTTTCTGTTTTCAGATTTAAATTCCATTATTAATTTTTTAACAGTGGTCAAATCTGGTTTCTTAGATGATAGATGAACCTCAATAGCTTCAATTCTATTACCTAAAGAAATTTGTTTTCTTGTCATGCCTACTTCTTTTGCTGTGGCTTTATATAGTGGGTCGGCATTATAACCATCTTCACTATCCTTTGCTTCAACCTCATCATCTTTCATGCCTGTTTTTAAATTTAAAGCATTTAAAAAAGCATACTTTCTTGCATAAGACATACAGTTTCCTGAACCATATTTATCTGTTTTTGCGATAGCATGAGTTTCAATTTCAATAAAAGATTTTGGATTATCTACATCTACAATAGTCATCTTACAAGTTGTTTGCACAAACATATCTTGTATGTTGAAATCTTTGTAAGTGCAGTATGGATATAAACCATTTTTAATTAAAGCTTCCATAGCAACACCTTGTACTGCGTCATGCTCTAATGGGTTAAAATTCATACCACCTTTTTTTTCTGTCTTCTTAACCATTCTTGCTTCTTCTGAAGCAGATTTTAATTTTTGATAAATGTTTTTAGTCAAATTGTTCCTTCCTTTCCTTTTGCATTACCAATGATTTCTTCTTGTTCTTTTTTCTTTTCTTCATCATAAACTTGCTTTGCTTTATCCTTAATCATTTCTTCAAGGATTTTACTGTTTATAATTCTTTTTATATCTTCTGGTGATATACCATCACAGGCTATCATAAAACTCCTCCAATTTTTGCATGTCTTCATCTTGTATAGTGTTAAGTATAGGATTGTTTTCTCTATTTCTTATTTCAGACCAATCAATCCCAATCATCATGGCTAACTTTTTTATATCCCCATTTGCCATTCTTAACATTTCTTGTCTTCTTACGTTGATCTGAATATATTTATTAAAGAAATATTTTAATCCTGCTGGACTTAACTCATAACAATTATCTTGATTAAATATGGTGTAGTTTTCTTCATCTACATAAACTAAATATGGTTTATAATTAGGTAATGATTTTGAATATACTGCTGTTTGTATGCAGTGTGTAAATTGTGGTGATTTAATTTTTTGTGACTTTCTCCATTTCCAAGTCTCATTGCCTTTCTTATCTTTGTATTTATAAACTGAACCAAATCTATTTTTATGCTCTGATAATTTTTGTAAAAATTCTGACGCACAATCCACATACAATTCTGTTTCTATACCTAATTGTTTGCCAAAATACTTTTCATCATACCACTCACTAAAAAATAGTTCGCAGTTCCATTTATCTAAATGTGCGTTATCAGATATTTCTATAAGAGCATTAATATGATTAGTAACATATTGAGTTATTTTTTCTTTTATAAAGTTTGCTTTAGCTTTTTCTTTAGGACTTAAATCAATTTCTATTAAACTTCTATTAAAATCTTCTTGGACATCTTTTATATCCATTTTCTTTTGTATTATTTCTTGAAAATAGCCATGTACTTTTTTACCTGCATGAAAACTAATACTAGGTTTTTGTGGTTTAAATTTTTTGTACAGTGCAAAAGGATATTTAATAAACCATATACTATCTGTTAGTGCTGATTGACTTGCTGATATGGTTGCTTTCTTGAAATCCCCTTTAATCCAAGCTTCATCTATAAACCTTTCTGCCATAGACAGCTTATTTACTAATTAAATACTAATGTCAAGTGTCTATTTACAATTACTTTAAGAAAGGTTATAGTTATATACAAGATATTGTATAAACAAGTAAAGGTTGCACCATATATGGACTATCCAACTATTGAATTAAAGTGGGAAGAAATATTATCTTCTGCTATCACTGGACTTTTGCGACAGACAGAAAGTATGAGACAACAAATTAATTGGGGTCATGGTGCTAACTTTGATATTTATAAGCA